TTTAGATCCTGGTGAAGTATAAAGAAATCTCCAGGTTTTTCCACCACCTTCTTGAGTAGGACCAATCCTTAAATATAAGCCATTATAGTCTGCAATAAATTTTTCTTTTTCACCAGGTTTTACTGATTTAATAAAACGATCTGTTAGCATATTTCTTTACTGGTATAGAAACTGGTATAGTTTACAGCAAGAAATAATGATGATGTTTTAATATTTCGAGAGATAATGAGAGTATCAATTTCTCTTATAACTCACTTACAGAAACAAAAAAAGCAGCCATTAAGACTGCTTGATTTAATTTGCTTGGTGCCCGGGGCCGGAATCTAACTAATTCGCTATAGGCTTGTTACAAAAGGATTTATAAAATTTTTAAGATTTACTGGTATAGATACTGGTATAGATTGATCTAATTTGGATTGGCTACACACTCATCTAAATACTCTATCATTTCACTATAAATCCAACGCTGACTTCCAGCAACTGTTCTTGATGGTGGTATCTTACCACTTTTTTGTAATCTGTACACAGAAGGAACAGATAACTCTAGTAATTGTGCCACCTGTTTTACTCTTAAAAACTTATGTGTGTATTCTTCCATTTAACACTCCGGGTTTAATTGTTTGTGATCATAAACTTCACCGGAGCATACAGCTTCGATGTAAAAGTTATGTTCGTAAAGTTCATCCTGGTAATCCATAGCACCAGCGATCCCCAGGATGGTTATAAAGTAAATGCCAATTAAGACAGGCTTAAAATGGTTCATCTGGAAAATTAACATTTGATGGTGGTGTTTGTCGCGCAGCTTGTTGAGGTGCTGCTTGCCTTGGCTCATCCTTAAACATTGAAATAGATATTCCAGTTTTGCCAGGATCTGTTTCGACACCAGCTGGATTGAATGTTTTATCCATTATGATGTATGGACCATAATCGCCTTTAAGAACAACTCCACATGAAATGTAGTTTGTTTTCTCCTCACCATCTTTCATGTAAGTGCCATTCTTTACTTTTAAGTTGTACATTTTTTCTGCCATCTTATTCTCCTATGCAATAAGTTTATAAAGTGCATGGCTGCCTTTCTTGCCATGCTTAGTTATGTGAGGAACCCTCACTGTTTCGATGTTCTTGCCATCTTTAAATTTAAGATCTGCAATACGTTGTGTTAATGATGTGCCAGCTGGAAAATCATGGTTAGTAATTCCATCTGGCCAGGCATCAATCAACTTTTGCAGCACTTCTTGTTTCAGCGTCATTAGCTTCTCCTTTATTAATTAACTTCTGCTTCATTGCTTCAGCACCTTTTACTTCTGAATCTACAACTACTGCTTCCACAGGAATCTCAGATCTTTTAAACTCATCCTCTTCTTCAATACCGCTAAAAGAAAATGCGTATCTTGCAGCCTGGATCATTGCTTTATGTCGAAGCATCCTGGCTGGCCATTGCTTCCAAGTTGGAGTGTTACGTCGACATTCACTCATGTACTCAGTAACCACTACAGGATGATCACGATCTTTACGAAACATCTCAACAGTAATAGATATTAAATTTCCTTCTTTATCTAAATTGTCAGTGCTCTTCATTCCGTTGTAATCTCGATGGTTATTAATCAACTTCATCCAGCCATCGATTGAAACGATCGGTCGAATACCACTTTGGGAAGGAAACGCAAAGATCTCCCTGGTAATTGGATTAAGGTTATATTCCTTAGCAACCATTAAGAACGCTGCAAATTGTCCATCGCTAATATTGCCTGGGACAGCAGTTTCTTTCAGTGCATTAATAAATGGGCCAGGTTCCATATCGAACTTAGCTGCCATTACTTTTGTTAAGCTTTTATTCCCCATATCTTCTCCTATATCTTTAAACGAAAGGTGCGACTCGAAGATTCAGTAGCGTATTTGTCATACATCCCATCCTCTTTGAGTCGCTTGGTGTCAACGCGACGAGTGGAGCTCTCTTTCCAAGTCGCGAGAAGTTGGCCGGACTCATCAGCTAGTGATGAATGATCAGCCATCTCTTTTTGGATCTCAACTTGCAAATCACTTTTGATCTTAGTGAGATCTCGTATCTTTAAATTAACTCCACTGAGCTTGGAACATTTAGCTGCAAGCTTTTTAGAAATTAATGTTGCGCCATTGTCATGTGGCCATTTGTTTTTAATGTCAGTGTTGTTGATCGGATCCGGCTGCACTTTAGCCAGGACATTGTCATTCCAGAACTCAACTTCTTTCTCGACCAGGTGATCTATAATTTCCTGGTCCCTAGGTATGTGATAGATCCTAAAATCATTTCCGTTGATCAGAACTGCAACATCAGCAAACTCAGCATCAGTCACAGCCATGTAGTGATAAACCTGGGCAAGATAATATTCTGGAATATCAGTTGATCCAAGATCACCCCAATCTGGAGAATATCCAGAAGTCTTGCACTCCAGGATCCCATTCTTTCCAACGATCTCCCTGTCCAGGTTAGCAAGTATGAAGTCATAATCTTTGTGAGCAATGATCCTGTTATTACGTCGGACTTTATTGCCAGATCTTTTCTCATACTCAGCTGCGACTATATCCTCCAAGGTTCGGCCCCAATACATACGTTCGCTATCTGGTGTATCTTCTGCGCTACCAATCTTATCCAGGTAAACATCAAGAGGAGATTTCCATTTACTTAATCCAAGGATCGCACCAGCGTCCGATCCGCCTATACCACGCTTCCTAGCAGCAAGCCATTCGTCGTGAGTCATATCTTTTGTGTTAGTATTTTTATTCATAGTAGTAGTATTATATGCTATTTTATGTATCAGATGATATTATTTGTATCCACTAAGGACGTCAAAAAGAGCTGCATGTGACTTTGCATCCTGGACCACAAGGTTCCGTTCTTTAAGCCAGGCTTCTCCCTGTTCTACTGCTAAAGATCTTGGCATTCCTCCAGTAACAAGATCTCGAACTGCATTCCAAATAGACTTTGGAAAGTGGGCGCACTCATCTTTAAAGTCTGAATACTCATCTTTTTCTTCAATTAGATCCATTGATCACCTCCGGTAATTTTTCTATTAAATGATTAAATTCTGAGTTAGCACTTTTTGTACGATCAAGAGCTTCGATACATTTGCCCAGATCTTCAGCTAACTTTGGCTCGATGTTACGATCATCAGCGATTATTCGTATATGAGCCATTAGGTTATGTATTAAGATATTAATTTGTGAAACTTTGAAACGTAACACGCTGTATTTTTCTTTACTCACACCTCCTCCTTTTTCCAATACAAAAGACTCTTGCCAATAACTTTAGATTTAAAGTTTCGATTAAATAAATTACAAAACCAAAACTCTTCCAGATCATCAAAGCTATTAAACTTTTTCTTATAAACATTTTTATCGTGATCAGTTGATCCATACACACTGTCATAATAATCATTTGGAATCTTTGAGCATTTTCCAAGCTCCTCCCAATTTTCAAAACCTTTTATCATTTCACCTCCTTAACGTGATAAATAATCATAAGCTTCCCAACTATCAAACCGATCGTGAATTGGTATCGCTCCATAAAACCTATGTCCCAGCATTTCTTCAATTGCTTCGTCAAATCGACTATCAGAAGTTGCAGCATAGTTCCCACCAAAACATGGCCCCATCATATTGTCTGGTTCATGTACTGGTTTTAAAACAACACTATTTAAAGCGTTAGGCACTAACGCAAACGCTGGAGTGTGATCATCTGGCTCAAATGGCCCTGGAACATTTATGACGCATATTTCTACAGCTTTAGACGAATCTCCACCAGCAGTAGAATCTCGTCCATTTTTATAAACACTTACAAGTAATCCCATTATTTTTTTCTCCTAGTTGACAAAATAATGCCCCTGGCAAATGCCAGGAGCTTCTTCCTACTCAAGCTACCTCCTCAAGTTTTTCTTCCTCTGGAACCTTGATCAGATCGTAGAACACAGAATCATTTGCATATCCAAGGTTTTCTCCAGATCTCAAAGCTTTCAAAACATGATCCGCAGTAAATTTATTCATCTCAGCTCGATCCAAATTAACCATTTCGATCAAACCATCCAGACCAATCTCTTTAGCTTTTTCAATATCTTCATCCTTGATCATTGGCCATGGCTTATCTAAATCTGGATCAGCATGAGCTCGCTCAATCACTTTAACCAAAACTGGTATGTCATAGAAATCACCATCAGCCATTTCAAAAACATAAAGCCATTCAATGTCACCATGCAAACCATTAGTCAATTCCCATACCGGTCGCTCTGGACGATACTCAGTAGCTTCATATCGTTCAGCCAGCAGATCATTAATAAAAGCTTTGCCTTTATTTTTATGCTTTATTAATTTCTCAGCTAGATCAGCGCCATTAGCGCCTGGGTAGCCATCAGAGTGACGATAAAGATAAATCTTTGTATCGCCCATCTTGATTAACACATTAGATCTTGTACTCATTACACCTCCTCCGGTAAAGCACAACGTGGAACAAAGTTATTCTCAACTTTGCATTTGTATCGATCAATGTTTAATCCCAGGCCAACCACATCATGAAAGAAATCATGAATTGGAAAATCCAGGAGCTTCTCAAAGTCCAGGCCAACATCAGCATGGGCAGTCAGAAGATCACATCGGTAAGATACTGGATCATTGTAGAACTCAAGCTCATTGACAGCTCGATCCACAACTTTATTGAACAATTTAACATTCGGAACTTTTCTCATTTTTCTCCCTTTCTTATTAAATCACCGCCTAGTATAGTTACATATTGTATCCTTGTCAACAATTAATTACACACAGTATCTAAGAAAAGATAAGAAATGTAGGCCCGGTAAGGCCTACAAGGGGAAAAATAATTTTAAATTAATGGATAAAGAGGTTATCCATGGATAGCGTAGTGATGTACAAAGAACAAATCACCATACACTATGTAATGTGAAATTGTATAAATTAAAATACAAAAAAAGAAAAAGCGTAAAAAGAATCTTTCAACTTTTAAATAGTTTGTATCTAAGATCATTTGTTTTGCAAGTTTACGTCGTAGATCGCGACGCTTGTTAAGATTTTGAAAAGTATCCGAATCAAGTATGTAACGATTAAACATTCTTACTCCTGTATTGTTTTTTAGGCTGTAATGTAGGATTCAATCAGCCAGCTAAAAAAGTGCATTGCTGCACAACCTTAACTTCCTTTTTTTGTTATTAGAGTGGTACAGGGAAAGTAACTCAACCACTTTATAGTTCATACTAGAACATAATACAATAAGTATCTGTTAAGATGTTACTAATGTTATTAATTCAGCTGCGCGTTTGTTGTTGATCTCTTGTCCATCTTTTGCAGCTCGATATAAATAGGTTGTCATTTTTGCAGCTTGCTTTGGTGATAATTCAATCCCAGCTTCTTCTTCAGCTTCTTCAACAAGCTTTAAACATTCTTCCAAAGTGTCGTCATCAACTGCTGTATTTTCTCCATGATCAGAAACCAGCCAGCTCAGTGATACACCAAGGAATTTAGCTAATCCTTCTAGTTGATCCAATGTTGGTTTTGATCGTCCAGTGAAATAATGACCAATCGCTCCGCGAGTATTTTTTCCCATAGAAGGTGCAATATCAGTTTGAGTTAAATTCTTCTCAGTCATAACTCTTTTTGCTCTCGAAATCCATGTTCCCATAAGGTTTTCTCCGATTTAATTTTGTAGCGCTCCAATGATATATTCTACCAGAAATGTATCATTTTTAGAATAATATTTGTATCTTAATCAGCAATATGATACAATCTGTCACAATTTATTGGGAGATTATGAAAAAATGACATTAATTGAGTACGGAAGAAAAGAAAAAGCACTCGGCAATTACAGGTCCCTTAATGAGATCTGGGGAAGTATAGCACAGGAGCTTGGGGTTTCTACTCCACTTGTGAAATTGTGGGCGCATAAACAGAGGAGAGTGGCTGACATTCATGTGATTAACCTGGAGAAAGCTACTGGCGGAGAAGTTGCGCGTCATCACACCAGGCCAGATATATATCCACCGGAGGAAGCTTAATGAAAACGAAAAGAGATTCGATCGTTTTCTATAGATCTTTTTATGAAGCTGCTAAAGCTTTGGATGATCACCAGGAGCTCGAGCTTTACAGGGCGATCTTTGAGTTTGGCTTGGATCATAAGAATGCTGATATGGGACCGATGGCAGCTGCAATGTTTAAGCTGATCCAACCGCAGCTCGAAGCCAACTATAAGAAATGGCAGAACGGAAATAAAGGTGGAAGGCCAAAGCAAGAAGAAAGCGAAGAGAAACCTAAAAATAACCAAAAGGAAACCAAGAACGAACCTAATGTAAATGTTAATGATAATGTTAATGAAAATGATAATGCTAATGTCTTTATTAGGTTGCAGCTCAATGATAAATCCCTCTTTCCAATCTTTGAAGATGATCTCGTAAAGTATAGAGATCTTTACCCAGCTGTTAATGTGGAGCAAGAGCTGCGCAATATGGTGGGATGGATCGATGGCAATCCTACGAAACGTAAAACAAAAACTGGGATCAAGAAATTTGTCAATGCCTGGTTATCTAAAGAACAGGATCAAGGCGGGCGAAGATCTCCAGGACCAGGGAGAAAAGCTGGAAACAATTTATTGAAGGAGATGGCTAGATGATAGCAGAAGAAAAGAAAACAGCAGCAAGAGCTATATCAACTTTGAAAGTGATGTTCCCTTCCTTTGCTGCAAAGATGGATGATGATGAAGAATGGATGAACTTTTTAATCGAGGAGTGGTCCAAGGGTTTATCTGGGATCCCCATGGTGGATGTATTACATGGGATCGAACTGGTGAGAAGATCTGGATCAGAATTTGCACCATCCCTTCCTAAGTTTATTGAATATTGTGGCGGGCGACCAAAGCTTAACAAAGGCCTGGAGGATAAAAGAGAAACCACAAAAGACTATGCTCAGATGTGGATGAATGCTGATGATAAAGGCAAGTATCGTTTCTTTTTTGATCATCCTAAAAGTGAAGTACCTGGTTATGTCCAGGTCTGGTTCAAGAACTACAACAAACAGCATCGAGGTTGGACCAATCAAGAATCGCAGATGATGATTAATTTTCATTGTCAACCGCAGTGGCTAGATATTAGTGACGATGAGCAAGAAGCCAGGAGAGAGAAGATCGAAAAAATGAAAGACGATCACCAGAAAAACATTATTAATTATTTTATGAATAGGAGAAGCGCATGAGCGACGAGCTGAAGAAAGCATTGTTGGAGATTAGAAAAAGAATTGAAGAATCTGAAAAGCATTCTGGAGTTTGGCCAGATCCTTGGCAAGTAGATCTTGAAGAGTTGATCGCAAAAACTACAGTGCCAAAGAAGCCTGGGAAAAAATAGTGGCAGATGTTGAGCACCAGGTCCAAAAAGCAATATGTGATTATTTAGATCTTCAAGGCATTTGTTATTGGGCAGTTCCAAATGGTGGCAGCAGAAATCTGAGGACCGGGACAAAACTGAAGAGAGAAGGAGTTAAGCCTGGTGTCCCAGATCTAACGATCGTTCACTCTGGCAGATATATTGGTTTGGAAGTTAAAAAGCCTAAAACAAACTCTCCGAAGGGAAGGTTAAGCAAAGTCCAGGTTGAATTTCATGAAAGGATCAGAGCTGCGGGCGGTCATGTTGAAGTTGTTTACTCTTTGGAAGATGTAATAGAAGTGATCAATCGTTTGATGATCAGTGTGGATAAAGAATATAAATTTATAGAGGATCAGTGGTGGGCAAAAGTATGAACCAATTAACAGTAAAGCAAGAAAAGTTTTGCAAATCCTATATTGAAACAGGAAATGCAAGTGAAGCTTATAGGCAGAGTTATGACTGTCAAAAAATGAAAGGAGCTTCGATAAATAGAAATGCAGTAGCGCTTCTCGATAACACCAAGATTGCAACAAGAATCGGTGAGCTGCAATTAACGCTACAAAAAAAGTTTGAGGTGACTGTCGAATCACTATCAAAAGAACTTGACGAGGATCGGCAATTAGCTAGATCCCTGGGCCAACCTGGGGCAGCTATATCAGCTTTAAACGTCAAAGCGAGGATCCATGGACTAGATAAGCAAGTCATGTCTAATGATCCAGAGAACCCAATGCCAGCAACCATACAAGTGGAGATATTAAGAAATGAAAAGAGTTAAGCCTTTGATCAAACAACCAGTGGATTATCCAATCGAAGTGGAAGTCCATAAGCAACCCATAAACAAACTTTACCTTGGGATCTTTCTAGGTTTCTGGATTGGTTACGCTCCTTATATCATTCATCAAATGCAATGGCTTCGATAGAGCATACATGCAATGTTTGTGCCAGTGAATATGACGAAATGGATGGTGGAATCGAAGGTTACTTTGGGATCACTGAAGTAGCATTTTGTCCCTGGTGTTATCAAGCCATAGTAGATATGGTTCATTATCACGATCTCAATCATTATGACGACGACGAAGCTCCGCATACAAATCACTGAGAAGTTTGAACCCTTCTTAAATCCTCATCGATACAAAGTAGCACATGGAGGGCGAGGATCTGGCAAATCCTGGACGATCGCGCAGCTCTTGATCATGAGAGCTTACCGAGAAAAGACCAGGATCTTATGCGCCAGGGAGATCCAGAAGTCGATCAATGACTCAGTGCTGCTGCTCCTTGCTGATACGATCGAGCGAATGGGCCTGGAAGATTTCTTTGACATTCAAAAGACACAGATCATTGGTCGTAATGGATCCAGGTTTAGCTTTGAAGGACTCAGATCAAACATCACCAAGATCAAATCAATGGAAGGAATCCAGGTGGTATGGCTCGAAGAAGCAGAAAAAATCACTTCAGTCAGTTACGATACTCTTATTCCGACCATAAGAGCTCCAGGCAGTGAGATCTGGATCTCGTTTAATGCCCAGGATCTGCTGGATCCAACTTACCAAAGGTTTGTAGTCAATCCACCAGAAGATTCATACGTAGTCAAAGTCAATTACGTTGACAACCCATTTTTTCCAGAAACTTTGGAGAAGGAAAGGGTACACCTGGAGAAAGTCGATAAAGCTCTATACAAGCATATCTGGCTTGGAGAGCCACTAGAAAACAGGAAGGGTGCCTATTATGCCAGGCAGATCGAAGCAGCCAGGGAGGACAACAGGATCACCAAAGTTCCAATTGATCCAGTGCTGCCGGTTCATTCATTCTGGGATCTTGGAATAGCAGACGCAACCTCAATCTGGCTGATCCAGAGAGCTGGCACTGAGCTGCGAGTTGTTGGTTACTATGAGAACAGCGGAGAAGGGTTACAACATTACATCAATTGGCTGCATGACTTTCGAGATACGCATGGCATCACCTTTGGAGATCACTGGGCCCCTCATGATATTCAAGTACGAGAGCTGACCACTGGTAAATCAAGAAAGGATCAAGCCAGGCAAATGGGGATTGTGTTCCGAGTCACACCGAATCTACCGATCATGGATGGCATAGAAGCTGCCAGGAGAATATTGCCTAGGTGTTATTTTGATGAGAATCGCTGCGCTGATGGAATCAGAGCTCTGAGTTATTACCGCTGCGAGTATGACGAGGACAAAAGAGTTTACAAGGATCGCCCACTACATGATTGGAGCTCACATGGAGCTGATGCCTTCCGATATTTCGCTGTCGCCTGGATTGATAAACGTCATGAAGGTATGAATGGTCCAGCTGTTCTCAAACAGGATTGGAAGATCTTTTGAGCTGGCTCAAGCACTCACTGATCGAAGATTGGAAGTATGACTTTGCTGAATGGTACGTTATATTCGAGCATGGTGATATGCCCTGGAAACTTGCCAAATTGCTTAAACCAGGCATTCGTCATGTGTGGGCAGTACGTTGGGATGGATTCAATTGGATCTCTTTTAATCCTAGGCTTGGCGGGACTGACATCCACGTTTTACCCTTTGGTCCACAACATAAGATACAAAATGTTGTCAGCGATACTAATTGTAGTGTTATAATCCACGTTAATATTCGTCGTGATAACACCAGGATCCGAAATCCCTGGCCAACACTTTGCACTTGTGTTGAGCAAACTAAGGCCTTGTTAGGGATTGGCGGTTTAAGAACCTGGCATATATACACCGCGAATCAATTGTATAAACATTTAATCAAGGAGCATCATGGGAAAAAGGAAAGCAGCACCAGCACCACCACCAGCTAAAACTAAAGCTGAAGTTAGGCAAGAGAAAGAAGATGTCAAACTTGACAAGCAAATTGCAGCTAGAGAAGAAGCTCGTAAACGTGCCAAGCAAGGACGCATGAGTCTGATCTCTGGTGATGAAAGAGGTATTTACAGCAACACCTTAGGTTAATATGTCTAAATTTAAGATCCCTAAAGAGCTGGGGACAGTTAAAGAACTGATAGCTCGATACGAAGCAGCTAGAAGCAGAAAGGATCCTTGGATCAATCATCTCAGAGAATGTTATGATTTTGCACTACCGCAGCGTGAAAACTTCTCCCTTCATACTCCAGGACAAAAAAAGAATGTCGACATCTATGACTCGACCGCAGTCATGGGAGTCCAGAAGTTTGCTTCAAGATTACAAGCTACTCTCATTCCGCCCTGGCGACAGTGGACCAAATTAGTTGTAGGATCAGAAGTCGTTGAAGATGAAGAAGAAGTCCAGGAGTATTTGGACGAAGCCAACGATATTTTATTTGATCACATTAATCATTCAAACTTTGCTACACAGGCACATGAAGCTTTACTAGATCTCAGCGTATCAACAGGCGCTTTGATGTTAGAGGAAGCTGAACCAGGTGGCGATTCATTATTACACTTCACAGCAGTTCCGCTTGCTGATCTCTATCCAGAAGAAGGACCAAAAGGATCTATCGAAACGATCTGGAGAGTTCATTCTGTACCAGCTAGGCACGTAGAAAGGATCTGGCCAGGCGCTGAGTTATCAGATGAAGCTGCAAGAAAAGTAAAAGACAAGCCAGATGCTAAGATCGATCTGATCGAAGGCACAGTATTTGCTCCAAAAGAGAACGCTTATTATCAGTGCGTGATCGAGAGAGAGCATCAAAAAGTGATATTTACTAGGTATTACGAAGTTTCTCCTTGGATCGTGTTCCGGGAAATGGTTGTACCAGGTGAGATCCTTGGTCGTGGTAGAGTCATGCAAGTATTACCCGCGATCAAAACAGTCAATAAAGTCAGTGAGTTTGCTCTTCGCAATGCTGCCCTGGCTATTTCTGGGATCTACACAGTAACTGATGATGGAGTTATCAATCCATATAACATCAACCTGGAGCCAGGTACAGCCATCCCGGTCGGATCTAACGACAGCTCAAATCCAACATTACGTCCCCTGGACAGAGCTGGTGACTTCAATGTATCTGAATTAGTCATGGAAGATCTTAGAGAAAGTATTAACAAATGTTTGTTTGCTGAACCTTATGGCGGTATGGACTCTCCAACAAAGACAGCAACTGAAATGTCATTGCGTGGTCAAGAGTTAGTCATGGATGCTGGATCAGCTTTCTCCAGGTTACAGACTGAATTTATCGAGAAGATTGTTAAGCGAGCTGTATATATCTTGAAGAAGAATGGCAAGCTTGGTGAGTTTAAAGTGGATGGTCGTGAAGTCACGATCAAGCATACTTCACCATTAGCCAGGGCACAGGATCAAGAAGATATGTTAGCAGTTCAGCAATACATGGAAATGGCTATGGCTCTTGGACCAGAAGTCTTTGCGTTGGGAACAAGGATGGAAGATATGCCGGCTTATATAGGTAAGAAGCTTGGTATTGATCAAGAGCTGATTAGATCGAAAGAAGAGAGAACGGAATTGCAAGCGCAAGCAACAGAAGCGATGCAAGCACAACAGGAGATGCAAGGTGGCGGAGAGCAGTTGGGATAAATTAGATTTAGATGGTAAAGAAATACAAAAAGCCAGGAAAGAGAACGAAGCCAAGTCGCATGAAATAGCGGGCCAGTTCCAAGAATGTTTTAGTACAGATGCGGGGCAATACGTTCTGGATCGGCTGAAATCTATTACGATTGATAAGCCAGTGCTAAATCCAAACTCGACACAATTCGGTGCCGGGATCAGAGAGGGCCAAAACAACATAGTTAGACAGATCATTGATCAGTTGTCTTTGGCAGATAAAAAATAAACATTGGAGATAATATGAGCGAAGAAACTTTGATAGACGAAAACCCAGTAGAAGAAACTACAACAGAAGAAGCTGCAACAGAAACAGTTGAATCAACTGAAGTCGAAGCAGCTGCGCCAGAAGATGGTGAAAAACCAGAATGGTTAAAAGATAAATACAAATCAGTGGAGGACCAGGCCAAAGCCTATGCTGAACTCGAAAAAAAGTTCGGAGGTTTCACTGGATCGCCAGAAGCCGGTTACGAAATAAAAGCACCAGAAGATCTGCCAGGCGAGTTCGATATGGAAGATCCGAGGATTGAATGGTTCCAGAATGTAGCGAAAGAAACCAACATGAGCCAGGACACTTTCGATCAAATGCTTCATGGCTTTGCAAGAATGGAAGTAGAAGCTAATGATCCAGAAGCTGCGAAGTCGATTGAGATCCAGGCACTAGGTAAAAATGCAAATGCCAGGTTAAGAGATCTTGGTGATTGGGGTAAAGGTAATTTGACTCCAGATCAATATGAAGGCTTTAAAGGTTTAGCAACGACAGCTGCCGGTGTTGAAGTATTGGAAGCTCTAATTGCTAAAACTTCTGAGGGCAAAATGCCAACATCTAACACAGTTAGAGCTCCTGGAATGAATGAAGCTGCATTAAAAGAAATGATAGCTGATCCAAAGTACAAAGAATCAGCAGCATTCCGACAAGAAGTAGCAGAAAAGTTTGAACAGTTCTATGGACAATAATAATAGTCGTCATAAAACCAAACCTTGGGCCTGGCAAATTGGTTATTTTTGTGCCAGGGATGGAAAGGATCATGATCTTATTTATGGGCCACAAAAGGTTATTGATGAGTTTAACGCGGGATATGAGGCATGGACAAATTTCTCCCAGGTTCACTGCCAATCTAAACAGGCTTGATAGCTCTCCTCATATTTCTCCGGCCTAGTTAGATACAAGTGGGATTGGTTGCCCTAAGTAACCACCAAAAAAAGATACAATTTGTTGCACAAGAAACGATTTGTAGCTTATAATCAGAGAAAATCCAGCCATTGGACACTTCTTTATAGAACCCAGCTAGGTAGGACTTCGGCCCGCATGGCGGACACCCGGCAAAAAAGGTAATTTTTTAACTAACTATAAAGGAGGACTTATGTCCGCAAATTTATCATCCGCTGCCCAACAGCTGTTTGACTCTGAAGTCAAGCACGTTTTCCAAACAAATGGTGGCCTAAAAGACACTGTCACTAATCGTAATGATGTTGTTGGTGACATTTATAAATTCAGAGCAATGGGTAAAGGCCTTGCCAACCAGAAGAACACATCAGCAGATGTTGTTGCAATGGGTATCTCTCATTCTTTGATCAACTGTACTCTAACCAACTGGAACGCGCCAGAGTACACAGACATCTTTGACGCTAAAGAAGTAAACTTCGATGAAAAGACTGAGCTACAGACAACTATCGCTGGAGCACTTGGTCGTCGTCGTGATCAACTTATTTTAGATGCAATGGACGCAGCTACTGCGGGTACATCAATTGCCCATGGTTCTGCGGGATTAACTCTAGCCAAGCTTATTACAGCTTCAAAATCAATGACTGATAAAGGAGTACCATCGAGCGATCGTCACATCGCAGTATCAGCAGCTGGTCTTGAGGATCTATTAAGTGTAACTCAAGTACAAAGCGCTGACTACAACTCAGTTCGTTCTTTGGTATCTGGTGAGCTAGACACTTTTATGGGTTTCAAATTCCACGTTATCGAAACACGCGCGGAAGGCGGACTAGACTTATCGTCTGGTGTTCGTGAAGGTTTTGCTTGGCATTCATCAGCAGTTGGACTAGCAACTGGAATGGAAATCACAGCGAAAGTTGACTGGGTTCCACAGAAAACTTCATGGCTATGTAATGGCATGATGAAAGCTGGTGCTGTTGTTCGTGATGCAGCTGGATTAGTTTCTATCAGCTGGCAAGAGTAATTAAGTTGTAACTTGAATGGTGGTATCTCATATAGGGGTACTGCCATTTTTTTTAAGGAAATATTATGGCAACATCAATTGAGATATGTTCTAACGCATTAAATTTGATAGGCCATGGCTCAATCGCTAGTTTCACAGATGGTGGAGCCGGAGCCAACATTGCAGATGCTTTATACGAAACAACTTATGAAGATCTGTTATCACAACATCGCTGGAGATTTGCTTCAGCTAAAGTCACATTAGCGCAGCTGACAGCTAAACCAGTTAATACCTGGGATTATGCTTACCAGTTACCCGCTGATTATATTATTGCAACGACAATTCATCCAAACATGGACTATGAGATCTTTGAGGATAAGCTGTACACAAATTCACAAACTGTTGATCTGGATTATGTTTATAAAGCACCAGAAGCAGAAATGCCCGCATACTTTCAAAGAATATTAGAGTACCTTCTTGCTTCAGTTTTTGCTATTGCGATCACTGACAACTCTAACAAAGCTGAAGAGTATCGTCGCATGTTTGACTACAACCTAAGAAGAGCCAGGTTCACAGATTCACAATCAAGGCCGACGAAAGCTATTGTCCATTCTCCATTTATTGAGGCTAGACAGTAATGGCAAAAGTTATTACGCTGCAAACTTCTTTTGTTTCTGGTGTACTAGATCCTCGACTCGCGTCCAGGACAGATATAAAACATTTCTACCAGGGAGCTGAAGTAGCTGAAAACGTAGTAACAATGCCACAAGGCGGTATAAAACGTCGTCCAGGATTAAAATATATTGCTAATACAGCGTCTAACAATAAAGCCAGGTTAGCTTCTTTTGCTTTTAACGTAGAGCAAACTTATTTAATGGTGTTTACTAATTTAAGTGTTGCAGTTTATAAAGATGGTGTTCACCAGGCAAATGTCACAACACCTTACACAACTGCTCAGTTATTTGAATTATCCTGGACACAATCAGCGGACACAATGATCCTGGTCCATAAAGATCATGCGCCAAGAAAATTAGTCAGAGGTGGATCACATACTTCCTGGACACTATCAACAATTAGTTTAAGTAATATTCCGCAGTTTAATTATGGATCTGGCAATGTAGATGTCTGGTCTAATGCAAAAGGCTGGCCAAAAAGTGCTACATTCTTCCAGGGACGTTTATGGTTTGGTGGATCACTCTCCCGCCCTCAAACTTTATGGGGATCTAAAACAAATGATTTCTTTAATTTTGATGTTGGCACTTCTTTAGATGATGAAGGAATCGATGTCACATTAGATACAGATCAAGTCAACGCTATTACAGCTGTTTATTCTGGACGACATTTACAAATCTTTACAACTGGTGGTGAGTTCTCTATGCAAGACTCTCCTATTACCCCATCAAAAAGTGCAGTAAGAAGAGAAACATTATTTGGATCTGGAGCAGTACCGCCTAAAAATATTGATGGTGCTGTTATCTTTGTAGATCGCACAGGTAAATCAGTCAGAGAGTTTTTATTTTCCTACAATGAAGATTCATATACAGCTGGCACTGTTTCATTATTGGCTTCGCATTTGCTTAATGCTCCGGTCGATATGGACGTATTAAAGGGTACTGCTAATGATGATGCAAACTACGTCTATTTCGTTAATGGCGATGGCACAGTAGGTGTTTACAACACGTTAAGATCTCAAGAAGTTAGTGGCTGGACTAAATGGACTACATCTGGAGAAATTGAATCAGTAGCAGTTGTAGTCGACGATGTTTACTTTGTAGTTAAAAGAACAATTAATGGATCAGTAGTTAGGTTCCTGGAGCAACTCGATTCCTCAACTTATACTGACGCAAACAAAACAGTAGTATTAGGATCACCAGGCACAGCAGTTACTGGATTAGCTCATCTAAATGGCCAAGAATCTCGCGTTAGAGCAGATGGAGAAGTTAGAGCAAACGCTACTCCAGGTTCTGGATCAATTACCCTGGCAGAAACAGCAACGAATGTCGAAGTTGGCCTGGACTACACAACGACAGTTACAACAATGCCGATCAACATGGACTTCCAGGATGGGCCAACACTGACCAGGAAAAAACGAATTGTTAAAGTTGTGCCTAATGTTTATGAATCTTTAGGCATAAGTATTAATGGAGATCGGTTTATAGATCGTAACTTTGGTTTGTCTTTAGATAGCGCACCAACAGCTTACACAGGGCTGAAAGAAATGTATTTATTAGGGTGGACAGAGCTGGCCCAGGTCACGATCACCCAAACAGATCCGACACCAATGACAGTGCTCGGATTAGCAATAGAGGTAGAAGCGTAATGGGAATGTTATTGGCAATAGCTAGTGCTGGTGCGAGTATTCAAGCTGGTCGAGCTAAACAACAAGCTTATGAGAGAGATGCTGACAGAGAAACATTTGCAGCAAAGGATAAAGAGATCCAAAGAAAGAAACGATTAGTGGCTGCATTAGCTACTCAGAATGCTGTTAGAGGTGCTCAAAATGTTGCAGCATTTCAAGGATCTTCACTTAATTTAATGAATCAAGATGTAGAAACATTTGAATATGATCAAGATATGGGAGCAGCTAACCTGGCTATGAAACGTCAATCATTATTAGAAGAAGGAAAAGCTGCCAGGCGTTATGGTTATCAAAGTGCTGGCAATACTTTATTGAATGCTGCTCAGAATTCAATGGACATAGGATAATATGGCTGAAATAACAAGATACCAAAGATCTGAAGCTGCCCAGGCAGTTCCAACATCAAAAGCAGAAGCTAATAATTTACAGTCCCTGGCTGAACGTCTGCGCTCATTTTCTGACAGACAGTTTGATCGAGAAGCTAAACAAGCTGCATTTGAAGGAGAGCAAGCTGGACAATTAGCTGCAAGTGGCAAGATTGGCGGTTTAGATCTTAGTGATAATTCAACAATTAGATCTAGGGCATTTAACAAAGGCGCTCAACTTTCTCATGCTGCTGCAATCAAAGTAGATATTAATGAAAACATCTCCAGGTTAAAAATGGAAAACCCTTTTGATGTTGCTGCCTTTACTGAAAAAGCAGCTGGCTATAAAAAAGGGATGTTGTCAAAAGTAGATTCAAGTTTATATGCTCTTGCTGAAGCTGATCTTAATACTGCCATTAGTAATGGAACAATAAAAATTGGTCAAGATTTTATGAAGATGGAGCAACAAAACCAAGTTGCTACTATACAAAAAGGTGTTGACGTTGGAATGGAAGCAGCTCTGCAAATGGCTGCCCAGGGAGATATTGAAGGATCAGATGATCAGATAAATCAAATTCGCACAGCTATTGAGGCTGGTATAGAAGCTAACTTACCTGGAGTTAATCAAGCTTATTTAGATGAAACAATGAGCAAGCTAAGTGAAGCAGCTGATTTTGAATTAATCCTAGGAGAGTTTAAAAGAGAATTAGACGCTAATGGTATTGAAGCAGCAGAGAATGCTTTAGATGCTTTTAGTGAATACACAGATCAGCTAGTTGACGAAAATGGTGATGAAGTAAGCATTCTTCCAGAAACTAAAAGAAAAATTATTTCCGCAATGGAAACTTTAATTTCCAGGGATCGCAGTGATCAGTCAAGAGCTAATGCTGCTTTTAAAGCGCAACAAGCAGCAAAATCGAAAGAGATTAAAAGACAAGCTAAAAAGGCAACGTATGCGTTAAAGAAAAATCAAATTCCAGATGGTGTGAATGATTTAGTTACGGCAGCTGCATTAAATGGTGACAATGAAGTATCTGAAGATTTAATGTTAGAGCTGATAGTTACTCAGCAAATGATTGCTACAACAAATGAAGATGGAATTAGTTTTGTTGATCGCTCGCCTATAGAGCAAGAGCAAATGATTAACGATTTAAAAAAGCATAAAAACTTACCTCCTGGAACAACAAGATTATTAGAACGCATGGAAGCAACTCATGACTACACTATGTCTGAGATTAACAAAGGCAATGCAATGAATTTAGCTATTGAGCAAGGTGTTATTTCAGATCTTCCACAAATTGATTTTTCAGATCCG